AACTTACAGTCACATGCCTGACTAAAGAACCGTATCTGATCACACAGTTCGTCGGCCCCCTGTCCGTCCCCCAAGTAGAACTGATAAAGGTTTTCCCCTTTGGTAAGGTCAACGATGGCCTCACGTACTTCTTTATCAACCCCCTTGTCCTCAATTAAGTCACGGCGTGTTACGTTGTCATTCATCTTGTAGGACGCAAGCCCTAACAATGAACGTAGCTTAGTCTCCTCTAGGTGCCACGTAGCGATAGGGATGTTACGTTGTAGCATCTGATATTCTAGGTAGCGCATCAGTTCTGTCTTACCAATACCAGTAGGTGCCTTGAACATAGTGAAGTGTCCCTGCATCAGGCCCAAGATTTTGTCGTCTAGTGCCTGAATACCTGTTGGTACATACACATGCTCTGGCGTGTCCTCATACAGCTTCAAGAACTGGTCAGCAGTATTGATGACGTTCTCTGGTGTGTGCTTGATAGGCTTCCACCATGAGGACTTGTAGTCCTGTGCTTTACCTGCCTGTAGGAAGTCGTTAGCATCCTTGTACTGACCGTGATCTACACGGTAGACCTTGTTAGGAAACAGGCGTGACATACGGTCAGCGACATTGTTACCTGCTTCATCGTTATCGACAGATAGAATGATCTTCTCAAAGCTGTCTAACCACTCCTTACAGTTTTCCCATAATTTCTTCGATGGGGTAGCTGATGGTAACGACACAACAGGTGTAGTCCAGTTAGACTTGAGCATCTGCCATGCAGACATAGCGTCTAGTTCACCTTCTGTTATTGTGACAAATTTGCTACACCCAGCAGGGAACAGGTTCATACCAAACAACTCGTCACCCTTGAAGCCATCCTTGGTGAAGAACTTCTTGTCTGCAATCATACGCACTTTCTTTCCACCAGAGGGGTATGTGTACTCTTGCGTAAAGTCATCAGTCACGACATCAAATTCTTCCATAGTCTTTGCAGTGATCCCACGCATTTCCTTGTAGGTCTTCTGCGACATTGCTGTAGGTTGTGACGACACTATAGAACGTAGGTTATCAAATCCATCTTTTTCCATTGTGGGGTACTTCTCCTTTGCCCAATCGAACATCTCTTGTTTTGAAGGGTAACCTGTATCGCAAGCATGGCACTTCCCATAACCATTAGTGTTAAAACTAAAGGCATCAGAAGAACCACACGACACATAAGGACATGGTAGGTGTGCTTGTTCTGTCATGTGGTTCTCCTTTTATTTATTTTTTAGACAGTTCGTCTAGTTTCTGACGTTGACGGCGCATGATGTATAAGGATGCCAAAGTCATGTTATGTACACCACCTTGGAACTTTGACATGTTTCTCTCTACAAAACGCTCTGCATATTCCATGTTTCTATCACAGATCGTTTCTAAGATTTCTTGCTCACCAAACTCATTAGTGTAAGGTTTCTGTGATACATCTTGTATTCCACTACGTGCCGCATAATTCTGACCACTTTTTACAGATGTTGCACCACGCTTTATTAATGTTTGTGCATTGTCCTCAGTGGGCATAATTCCAAGATCAAGGCAGGTCTGTTGTGCTGACATCCATACGTTTTTTGCTGCTTTACTCATATCGGGTTCTCCTAGTTTACAAGTTTAAGGTTTGGTTTATCTGATAAGAATTTCTCAAGTTCTGGTCCAACAAGATCAATGACCTGTTTTAGCGACAAGAACCATTTGGCATAATCCCTAGCGATACTTAATCCTATGTCATCTTTGTCATATCCTTCCATAATACGATCCAACAAAACTTGTGCTGCATCAGTTGTTTCACCTGTGTAACGCTGCCCAAACATCTGGGAAATACCTTTAATTGCACCCATAGCTTCTTCGACGTTGTAGTCTGGCACAACAGGTATACTTGCCTTACGTTCTTTAACTATTTCAGATGCTTCAAACGGCGTTATTGTACCGTTATCTAATTCAGTCTTTACGTTACTAAACTCAGGTTTAGTCTGAGCATCATTATAGTTATTCTTAGCCTCTACGACCTCTGGTGCAGTCATAGGTTTATCTGACGACACAATCTCTTCACGTAACTCCTCTGGGGCAGACAAGAGTGCTTCTATGGCATCGTGACTAAAGTTTGGTGCAGTCCACTGCACTTTTCTTGCTCTATTAAGTTTCTTGCCGTAGTCATAAGAAATCTCACAGTATTTTGAGAATCTACCGACAAACCCTGCCATCTTGTCGTTTTCTTTTAAGTATATATCAGCAGCCCTGTTCATCCATTCTATCTTACGATGAAAGGCACTACCCATATCTACATCAGCTTGCTTGAAACCTTCGACACAATCCTGCCAGTTGTAAACGACATCAGAAGGTGTCTTATTCATAAGTTCATTATAGTATTCATCATCAGTCATCTTTATTTCCTGTAGTAGTTGTAAACCTAAAGGGGGACTTTAGTATATAGTAACTTAATTTTTCTCCTGACAACTTTTTAGCTTACTTATTATTTTGTTGTGGTATTTTCGCCACATCTCGTTAGACTGACCGTACTTACTTGCTAGATCACGAAACGATAGACCATCTGCATATACCTCTTTCAGTAACCCAAGTTCTCGACTGTTCAGCTTCTCCATGTTTTTACGAAGGTACTGAATTTCACTATACGTTTCGTAAGCCTCTGCATGATCATTAGTAGTAATAGTGTGGTCATGTATTTCAAATTCCATCTCTTGTGTGTCAGCTAACTCCTTAGAGCCTGTGCGCATAGGTAGAGTAACCAAACGGTTTTTGTAGTTAGACCACAGGTTAGAACGAAACCGTGCGTCCCAGAAGCATTCTACGCCCTTCAGCCCACTCTCTTTGGCTTCCAGAAGATATACCCACGCCTGTTGATATATATCTTCGTAATCCTCTGTGTTGTAGTTACGTGCAATGTTGTGTGCATATTCGTGAAACTCTTTATCCATCTTATTCCTCATTCAGACAAAATTCACAGAAGTCAGACTTCGCTGGACCCCCACACGACACACATTTCTGTGGTTCATCTGTAGTACCAAACTCATACTCTGTTAGTTCATCTTTCTCGTACTTAATATGATCCTCAATGAAGTCATAGACTAGCTGCATGTCCATGTTGGCTGCTGCACAGTAGAGAACTAGCTTCAACCCTTCCTCTGCCAGTAACCCACGACAATGTGCATCCATGTGAAACTTGTAGGTGGCACTACCGTCTTCGTGTTCTTCTATTGTTTCTACTCCAAGTATTCCTGCATCAGTCATTGGTTTTCTCCTTCACGCAAACTAATTGCATTTCCTCTTGTACCTGATCCTCGTATAATTCAAATGCATAAAAGCAATCATACATAGACTTGTACTTATCTATAATTTCCACTGACGGGGTACCTTGATAAACCCACACTAACACCAGAAACCAAGTCATTCTTCTTGGTCCATCAGTGCTGCCCACGACACAGGGTACAGCTTCAACATTTCACCATAGATCACAGAGGCTACAATGCGTGTCTCTGCTTGTGTGTCTTTTGCGCAACGTAGTTTGCACATGTCAGCCCATGCATCTAACGACCCAGACCAATACCATGAAGTCATCATGTTCTGTGGCAATACCCCACGTGCTTGCTCTGGTGAGGCACCTTCCTTGATCAACATATCATATGTCGTTAATGCATTCCGTAGTGTCGCATGGAACATCATCTCAGCCTCTTGGCTAATTTCCATCGGACCCCCTGAACCCTGCTTAGAATGCTCTGGTTTGCTGCGCCAGTATGGTTCATAGAATGCAGGTTCATAGTTCACGTAACGACGACTGATCTCATTCCACCGTAGGAACTTATGTTTCACTAATTGTCGTGCTACGTACAGTGGTGCCTCGACACGGAAACTAGTGAAGCAATGACCAAACGGTGACGTATGCTTATGCTCTGCTAGGTATTGGATCAGACGGATGTCTTTATCCTTTAGCTGTCTATATTCTCCTGAGTGTACCTGTCCTACCCAGTCTGATGTAGATGCATACGACACACGTGCAGCACGTACCACAGTCAAGTCGTCACCCATCTTATCAATCAGGTCTACGTTAATTTCACCCTTTTTCATCTGTCTTGTCCTTGTGTTTGCGTTTCCTGTGCAAGATAGGCTTCTTTTTGTCTGGGACAACCCTTGGCCTATACTTTTTCTGTCTTAGGTCTTTAGCCATAGGGTTGGGCCTACGCATCTTACCATTTCCTTCTAGTTTTCCACCAGACCCAACACTCACTACAGTGGCCCTTACCAAAGATCAAGTCTATAAGCCACACTATGTTGGGTCTGTTGTCCTTCTTCCACTGCCAGTTACGTGCAGAGAACGTCTGGTTCTGTGATCCACCTAGTAGGACGTTGATCAGTACACTCAGTACCGACAATATCCTAGAAAGATATTTCACCATTTTCATCGTAGGGGTTTCTGTAGTAGCCCTTACTAAATACCTCTTTATAATATTCACGGTTGTACGGTCCTTCTAGTTCTTCTAGTTGCTCTAGTGGGGTGGGCATCAGTAGCCCTAGTTCATCTGCCATCCACTGCGGTATAGAATGTGTGTTCTCCAATGGTTCCATCCTTTAGATAGTGTTTCGCCCAGTAGGGTTTGATGTCAACCCTGTGATAGTGAGTGCTAGTTAGACCGATTCGGTGTCCTTTGTCAACCTCTATGGCTACCTCTACGGCTGTTTTATAGGCACTTTTTTCCAAGTCATTCTTCATGTATCTCAATGGGTTATCTGACATTCCGTCATGTGTGAACGAAAATTGTTTCTTCTGATACACGACATCGCAAACATTGTCAGGCCACCTATCAGATTCCACACGGTTCATAATGACATCACCTATGGCAAACTGCCCCTCTAACGGTTGGTCACGTGCCTCAAAGAATATTGCAGCTATCAGACACTCAAGCATTACTGCCCCCAAGGTAGTAGGGTGGTGGGTCCATTGTCAGTGCCTCTAGGCTCATAGCGACAAAGTGGTTGTACCTGTGGTTACGCAAGATACCTTTATAGATAGGGTTCTCATTGTAACGCTTTGCTATCTCTTCTGCATCTGCCAGAGTGTACGGTATTTTCACTGGTAGGGGTACAGCAGGTAGAGCCGTGCGTGATGCTACGTCTGATGGGACTGCTGCGATTGTGTATGTATTTCTCATGTCATACTTTCTCATTATATTACTACCCTTTAAGTTTTATGATAAAGAGGTGTCCATCATTTTCCTTAATTTCTTCTGCGTCACCCATAGGCACTATCTCACCTTCTGGATGTACTATATACACAAAGTGTCTTTCACGACATAACTCCGTGGCAATAACTGAGTTATACGTTTCAAAAACTGAAGCCTTCATCAGTTAATCTCCACTACTGCGTTCTCGTTAAAGCATTTCCATTTCTTCTCTGCTACAGAGTAGATAGGGATAAGCCCGTTGCGTTGCAAGACCTGACTATTGCGTTGACCTTGCTCATTACCAATGATCTTGCTGCTAGGCTTGAAGAGGCCGTTGATGGTACGTTCTGTACCGTCCTTCTTGATGAATGTAACCGTGGCAAACTGTGTGCCTTTGGCTGCTACGATGCTACGTACTGTGTCTGCTGCTAGTGTCATGTTAGTTCCTTTCTGTTTCTACTGAGGGGTCTATCTGATTCGTTAGTCAGTGTCAACCCCATGATCTTTTTCTCCATACGGTTTTTCATTGTAGCCTTCCATGTATGCTTCTAATAGATATACGTCTGAGGTGTTTGGGTTAGGACGACGACCATAATAAGCATTGATCGCTCCACGTTCATATTCTGCTCCTATTTTGTCTTGGTACATTGCGTTTACTTTACTCATCTTTCTTATGTCCTCTTCTGTGTAGAAATACCATTGTCCGTCTTCACCTACGTATGGATCGCCTACTTTCATGTGTACCTCCTAATTTCCACTGCGGGGGTGATTCGTAAGTAGATTACCAATTTCCACTGCGGGGGTCAATCCTTATTTCCACTGGCGGGGGGTCCTTATTTCCACTGTGGGGGTCTGTGATATTTTTGCAACACCTATCCGAATTTGACCGAATCAATACGAAAGGATAGGTTCGCTATACCAAAGGATAGGTCAATAATACGAAAGGATAGGTTGACAGGATATTTCGGATACATACCGATTCGGGTAGTGATTCGGTAGTACGAAAGTGCTGTCAATAGTACTTTAGTATAGGTTGACAAGGAATTTGGTATAGTGTGGCTAAAATACAACGATTCGTAACAAGATTCTCCTTGACATAGATTTACAGTTGACGAATCAGTTGACGCACGATAACGCACGACCGACTGATTCGCTAGGTGATTCGGTATTTTTTAGCACGACAAGATTCTGATATTACAACAGTCAATTTTGCATAGCTGCCATGCGCAAAACGCAATAGTTTAACCATTAAACTAATGAGTCGGAATCCACCAACACAAACGGTTATCGGGATAGGAACCGAGCCTCAGAATCACCTTAGCATGATTCTGGCATAGGAGTCAATAGGCCCCAAAACCCCTCAAAAATGTCCCCAGAATTGCGGAAAGGTTCCAAGGTGGTCTAGGTCGAAAAAGTGATTCCCCGAAGTCTGGACGTGTCAACCCCTAAAACGACTAAAAACGACTCCGCTTGTTAGCGTATATATATTATAATGAATCCCGACAAAATTATTTGTTTGACTCCCATTGCGAATCAAGGCAAGGTGGAATCATCGAAACACAAACCACGGAGTCAAAAATGTTTAGATACGTAACAATCAGAATGAATGATCCTGAATCAGTTAAGGCCGCAGAAAAGCGCAAGGCAATGTTAGAGTCAGAAGGATGGACTCTTATCCATACGTCAACAGGCGAAAATGACGCTTTGCTTTCATATTCTGACAATCCAAAACTAGTTGACGCAGTAAGCGAATCAGCGTAACGTCAAACCATCACAACAGACAAAGGAGTCTAAAATGTTTAAATCACTAATCAAAACCGCACCACTAAATGACGGAACAAAAGGCAATCGTTTTGTTGTCTTAGGCACAATTTCGGGCATTTATCGCAAGCGTAGCATCAAGAATCGCCTAGGTATCACAAAGGGAGTCACAACTATCGGACTCCACCTAGGCAAGCGTTCACTGTTTTGGGAACACAAGCGGGCATTGCGTCAATTCCATCGCATTGCGGGCTAGTTGCCTTAGTTATGGGGCTTGCGAATCGTTTGCCCCATTGATAAGCTAACTACAGATAAACAAACCACGGAGTCAAAACCATGAAAAACCTTTTACTACAAACCGCAACTTTTTTGATTTGGTGCTTTACGTTAGTTATCGTTTGCTTTGCGCCATTTTATCTAGATACTGCCGAGGCAATAGCCGCAATGCTATGCGCTACAGTTGCCGCTTTCGGTATTCTAACGGTTTTATTTTGGGAGTCTCTATAATGGCAAAATATGTCTGGATATTAATTTTCGGTTTTTTGTTGGGCAAGTTTACATATCTTGACTCAAACGGATACGGAATCTTTGTGCCTATGCTAGGCGGTTATCACATATCAACGGAGTCAAACTAATGGCAACACTAACGAAAAACCGCCCTTATACCCTAACGCTTAAAGAAGCGAAAGAATCCGCCAATATATCCAAAGGCAATTCCAAAATGCCAGGATCAACTTTCGCCCAAGACTCATTCGCTTGTAAAGTTGGGAGTCGTTTGGCTAACGTTAAAGGTTCAGTATGCGAGTCTTGTTACGCCCGTAAAATCCAACGCTTGCGCCCTAGTGTTAACAAGGGTTGGTCCGCCAATTATGAAAAGGCAACACGATTAATAGCGACAAATCCCGCCCAATGGATTCGGGCTTGCGTGTTTCAAATTAATAGAATTGCTCATAAGACTGGCGAAAATTATCACCGTTGGTTTGACTCTGGCGATTTGGATTCAGTTGAACAACTCGACGCAATAGTTGCGGTCGCTTGCGCTACGCCTAAAATTAAGCATTGGTTACCGACTCGTGAGTTGCAACTAGTGCGCCAATGGCAAGCATTGCGCCCGTGCAATCGCTTTCCCTCTAACCTAGTCGTTCGCTTGTCTGCGCCTATGGTGGACTCTAAGCCCGTTAAAGGGGCCAACACTAGCACCGTACACAAGCACAAAGCCCCTGTTGGATACGCTTGTCCAGCCCGTACACAAGGCAATCAATGCGGCGATTGTCGGGCGTGTTGGGATGCATCAGTCCCGAATGTTAGCTATCCGAAACACTAGAATAATTTCACAAGCATGACTCCCGTGCAACTGGCGACTCTTCGGAGTCGTCTTTTTTCGTTTGTGTTCCGTGGTTTGCCTTGCGTTTTTCTGCGAGATTCTCGTGTGTGACATTATTGCAACAGACTGAAGAATCCTGCGCCGAATCGGTCCGAGCGCAAGAAAAACTTTTGTCAACCCCTTGACATAACATTTGGGACCCTCCAGATTACCACGGGTGATTCGGGTCGGCAAGCGTAACCACCTACATCTGCAAACTAAAAAATTCCAAAGTGTGACTTTTATGCAACACTAGTAATCCCGATGACACCCTATGTACAACAAAAAAGAATCCTTTGTTTACAACGACATATAAAAAAGTTATAAAAAAAAGTTGTCAGTGTGATAAAAAAGTTACTATATATCAGTATAGGGGTACTATACTATAGTATATACGTAAGTTAAAACTACCCACATATTACCAATATAGATTACAACTAAAGTTCTACTATAGTACCTCTATACAGCTTTCCCAATTCAATTTAGGTGTCGTGGTTAAATGGACAAACTAAAGTATAGCGAAACTATCGCAAAAGCTGTCCGTACAGGCATTAGGAATGGTGTCGCTGTAAAGGACATTATGGCTTCTATCCAGAAGTATCAACAAGCACCCTCTAGTTCAGCTACATTCTATAAGTTGTATGGTGACACTATTGCACAAGAACGTGCAGATATTGTAGGTCAAATTGGTTCTGTCGTGATCCAACAGGCACTAGATGGCGACTTTAAGGCTGCTGAGTTTTATCTCCGTAGTAAAGGCGGCTGGTCACCAACGCAAACAAACATTGAAGTTGAAGGGTCTTCTGATGCCGATGAGGACGCAGGAGCAATCGACTCCTTGATGACACTCTTAGGTAAAAAGAATGACACTCCCGATAACAGCGAACGATCTACGACAGTTACCCGACAGCGAAGTAGCGTACATACTCAAACAACTGGGTCCAGCCCAAGCCGAAGAACTACGGTATAACTGGGAGTTCTGGGCTAGACCTGAGCAACTAGAACCAGAAGGAGACTGGAATGCTTGGTTGGCTTTGGCTGGCCGTGGATGGGGTAAGACCCGTGCAGGGGCCGAGTGGGTTAGACATCGCATTAAGAAAGGTGACAAAATTGTTCACTGTGTCGCCCCAACCAAGGGTGACGTTAGGCGAGTTATGGTGGAAGGAGACAGCGGCCTCCTTAACGTATGCTGGAAGGGAGACAAGACCTACCGTGGAAAACATATTGGTTTTCCTGTTTGGTCTCCCACGAACAATACTCTGACATGGGACAACGGAAGTAAAGCCGTATTCTTCTCAGCAGAGGACCCAGAGCGTCTTCGTGGTCCACAGGCTTACTCAGCATGGACAGACGAGTTGTGTGCTTGGCGAAATGCACAAGAAACTTGGGATATGATGATGTTTGGACTCAGATTGGGTCGTAAACCGCAAGTTTTTATCACAACTACACCAAAAACTACAAAATTACTAAGAAATATTATATCTGACCCCAAAACGGTTATTTCTAAGGGTTCTACGTTCGATAACGCAGCAAACTTAGCAGATACGTTTATTGATGCGGTCAAAAAGACCTACGAAGGTACAAGACTTGGTAGGCAAGAATTATACGCAGAGATATTGGATGAAGCCTCTGGTGCCTTATGGAACCGTGAGTTGCTCTTCAAGTGTGAAGTAGATCGGGACGAGGTACCACCTCTGTCTCGTATTGTCGTGTCTGTAGACCCTGCTGTAACCAATAAAACTGATAGTGACATGACTGGTATTGTCGTGGCAGGTATAGATCAGGATGGTACAGCCTACGTACTAGAGGATCACACAGATCGTTACAGTCCCAAGGAGTGGGCAGCTAAAGCTATAGAACTATATCACGAACACATGGCTGACAGGATTGTCGCTGAACGTAACCAAGGTGGTGATATGGTCCGTCATACTCTGCAAACAGAAGATGAAAACGTCCCGATTAAGCTAGTACATGCTAGTCGTGGTAAGATGGCACGGGCTGAACCTGTGTCTGCACTGTACGAACAAGGCAAAGTAAAGCATGTCAAGGGACTTAACGACTTAGAAGATCAGATGGTACAGTGGGAACCTTTAGGGTCCATAGGCTCACCAGACCGTCTTGATGCTATGGTATGGGCTTTAACGGACCTCTCACTAAATGGATACGCAAAACCACAACTAAAACTAGCGTATTCCAATGCCAAAGGTTTAAGATAGCTTTAGTCTTACTTTTGGTTACCAAGATAAGGTACAAGAAGGATGGTAAAGAAACTATCAGCAACGGAAGCGGCCCAAGTACTGGGTATCGCAGGTGACAACACACATAACGGTCAAATCCGTGCGGATGAGTTTCTACCTGAATTACGTGGCAAACGTGCCATACGTAAGTATCGTGAAATGCGTGACAACGATAGCACCATTGGTGCAGTCATGTACGCTACTGAACAAGTCTTACGTGACGTAGACATTAAGGTTATGCCAGCCAATGATACCCCTGCTGCTAAACGTGAAGCAGACTTTGTGGAGAGTATCTTTAAGGATATGGATCACACCCTAGATGATCACGTATCAGAGGCTTTGTCGTCCCTTACATTTGGCTTTGCTTGGTTTGAGGTCGTCTACAAAAGACGTAATGGTCAGAAGACTAATTCTAAGTATTCTGATGGTCGTATGGGTGTGCGTAAGATTGCTTCACGTGCGCCTTGGACTATCTCTAAGTTTGACGTAGACGAGAAAACTGGTGATGTCTTAGGCATTCATCAGGAAGGGTCAGGGTTCAACAATACTAACTATATTCCTAGTCGTAAGAGTTTGTACTACCGCACTACGGCGATTAACAATGATCCTTCAGGAAGGTCAATCCTACGTAATGCGTATACCTCGTATGAATACCTTAACAATCTACAGAGCATTGAAGCTATTGCTGTGGAGCGTGAGTTGGCTGGTATTCCTGTGGCTCGTATCCCTTCTGAGTATCTTAGTCCTGATGCTACTTCTGCTCAGTCTGGATTCCTCACCAACCTTCAACAAATCCTTAGAGATGTTAAGTTCAATGAGCAGGGATACATCGTCCTGCCCTCAGATACCTACCCCGATAGTAACGGAAGTCCTACCAACACTCGACTAGTAGATGTTGAGTTGATGGCTTCTAACGGTAAACGTAATATAGACATAGACCCGATTGTAAAACGGTACCAGCACGACATTGCTCGTTCTGTACTTTCAGAGTTTCTTATGCTTGGTGGTGGCAACACTGGTTCATATGCCCTGTCCAAGTCTAAGACAGACCTGTTCCTTCGTGCGCTTGAGAGTTACATCCAAGCCATAGTTGATGTTCTCAACAAACAGTTGGTAGAACGCCTATGGGAGTTGAACGGTCTGAACTATGATCTCATGCCAACTATTGTTGCAGGGGATGTAGCACCACATGACCTGCGTGAAATTGCAGCGTTCCTACGTAACCTAAATGGTGCAAACATTGATGTGTCGTCGCATCCAGAAGTAATTCAGGACTTGATGGACATCGCTGAACTTCGGTATGATCCAGAGATTGATGATACTGACCAAACTCAATTAGATAAGGAAAACTAATCATGGCTACCTTCAATAAGGTAAATGACTTCGTAGTCAACGCTGTACACAACATGGACTTGGAATCAGATCAAGTTGTTGTTGCTCTATCAAATACAGCACCTTCATCAGAATCTTCTGATCCATCATCAGATGGTAACGGCATCTTAGGTAACGTAACAGAAGTTGCTTACACTAACCTAAGTTCTCGTAATGTTACTACTACTTCGTCTACACAGACATCAGGAACATATAAGCTAGTTCTATCAGACATCACATTGACTTCATCTGGTGGTTCTACTGGTCCTTTCCGTTACGTGTACATCTATAACGACACAGTGGCAACACCAGCCGACCCACTGATCGGATACTACGACTACGGTTCATCATTGACACTAAACGATGGTGACTCACTAACAATCGACTTCTCAGCAGCTAACGGCGTACTACAGATCGCCTAAGAGGAAATAAGAAATGGTCAAGCTAGTCAACAGAGCCAGAATGTCCACCAGCACAACTGGCACTGGCACAATTACATTAGGTTCTGCTGAAAATGGCTACCAAAGTTTTGATGACGCTGGTGTACCCGATGGAGATGTAGTCCGTTACGTTATTGAGGATGGTGCTAACTGGGAAGTAGGTACAGGTACGTATACTGCTTCTGGCACCACCCTTACACGTACAGTTACAGAAAGCAGCAACTCTGACGCTGCAATCAACCTGTCAGGTAGCGCAGTCGTCTTCATCGGCCCAGCAGCACAAGACTTTAGCCCGACCATTACACTCGCTGGTGATGCCAGCGGGTCTGTTACGCTTACAGACTTAGAAGATGCGACCTTGACTGTTACCGTTGCTGATGACAGTCATAATCACGTTATTGCCAATGTCGATGGACTACAGGCTGATCTAGACGCAAAGCTAGACAAGTCTGGCGGTACTATGACTGGCAACTTGATCCTAAATGCTGATCCGACTACGGCATTAGGAGCCGCCACGAAAGAGTATGTCGATACGATTGCTGCCGCTGGTATTCACTACCACGATCCAGTACGTGTCGAGCAAGAGGGTAACCTTACAGCTACTTACGACAACGGTTCAAGTGGTGTAGGTGCAACCCTTACTAACTCAGGTACTCAGGCCGCATTGGTCATTGATGGGGTCACCATGGTCCTTAACGACCGTGTTCTTATCTATGAACAAACCAATGCATTTGAGAACGGTATCTACACAGTTACTAACGTAGGTTCTGCAAGTACTAACTGGGTTCTTACCCGTGCGACTGATGCAGACAGCTACGGTGCCTCTGATCCTGATGCATTAGGCCAAGGTGATGCTTTCTTTGTACAAGAAGGTAACGCAGGTGCTGGTGAACTATACGTTATGAATACTGAGGGTACTATTACCTTCGGTACCACAGGTATAACCTTTACTCAAATTCAGTCTACTGCTGTTTACTCTGGTGGGACAGGTATTACCCTTAGTGGTACTACGTTCAACCTAGATTCTACCATTGCAGCAGATACTACAGGTAATGCAGCTACAGCTACAGCCTTAGAGACTGCACGTACAATCGGTGGGGTATCTTTTGACGGTACAGCTAACATCAACTTAGCTGGTGTTAATACGACTGGTAACCAAGACACCACAGGTAATGCTGCTACAGCGACTGCTTGGGAAACTCAACGTACAATTACTCTGTCGGGGGATGTCTCAGGTACAGCCACAGGTGTGGACGGTTCTGGTAATATTTCCATTACTACCACTGTCGCTGACGATAGCCACGCACACGTTATCTCTAACGTCGATGGCCTACAGACTGCCTTAGATGCTAAAGCACCTACAGCAAGCCCTACCTTTAGTGGTACAGTTACTTTCCCAGCAGGTCAGACCTTCGATGGTCGTGACGTATCTGCTGATGGTTCTAAACTTGATGGTATCGAAAGTGGCGCAGATGTAACTGACGCAACCAATGTATCTGGCGCAGGTGCCTTAATGCGATCTGGCGGTCAGATGACAGGCAACATCACGATGTCTGGATCACAGACTGTTGATGGTCGTGATCTTTCAGCCGATGGGGCTAAACTTGATGGTATCGAAAGTGGTGCTACTGCTGACCAAACTGCATCTGAGATATTGACTGCAATTAAGACAGTAGATGGCTCTGGCTCTGGCCTAGATGCTGATACTGTTGATGGCATTCAAGCAAGCAGCTTCTTGCGCAGTGATGCAGCGGATACAGCTACAGGTAATCTTACCCTCAACGGGACTGTGACATTTGGTTCAGCTTTAGATATTAATGGCCAGTATTTAGACAATGTTGAAGACATCTATTTGCGTGACAAACTATTCCACGATGGTGACGTAGATACTTATCTTGGGTTCGGCACAAACACCATTACTCTTGCCACAGGTGGTTCATCTGAAATCACAGTTGACACCACAGGTGTACGTTTAGGCGACAGCGGCAACGGCTACTTCCAACCTGTTACTGGCAGCTATGGCTCTATCCAGATTGATGGTGGTGCGCATACTGGCTACGAGGGGTACAACATTGGTGGCAGGGCTGCTTTTATACATGATAATGCTAATGCTACTGGTATTTATGATGACGTAAATAACCAATGGCTGTTTTATGGTGGCCACGGTGGTAGTTCGTATATGTACTACGATGGGGTGTACAAAATTAACACAGGCAGCACTGGTGTAAACATACAGGGCGATCTCAATGCTGTAGATAATGTTTATGTTGCTGATAATATTTACCACGAAGGTGACACGGATACAAATATCAACTTCCAGAATAACCTTATTTACTTTACAGCAGGTAACAACTCTACATTGACTGTTGCGGGAACCTATGCACAATTTACTGCACCTTTATACAACTATTCCATATACTACGAAGATTATGACTCACTATCAGGCACATCTGTCACGGTAAACTGCGACACCGCCCAAGCATTTAGCTTAACTATGACAGGTAATACCACGTTTACGTTTAATAGTGTGTCTAATGCATGGTCTACTGGTTTTGTCTTAGAGTTAACAGGCAACGGCGGCACAGTCACATGGCCTACCTCTGTAGATTGGGCGGGTGGTACAAAACCAGATGCACCTGCAAGTGGTGAAACTGATCTGTACGTCTTCTGGACACGGGACGGTGGTACAACTTGGTATGGAATGCTTGCGATAGACGCAGCCGCATAAGAGGTAACTAATGGCAAATTGGAAAAAATTAGCCCAAGGTGCAGCGGGTGCGGCTGGTGGTGCTGGCCTGAACGTAGAAGAGGTGTTCAGCACTTATTTGTATGACGGGAATGGTTCTACACAGACGATCACTAATGGCATTGACCTTTCTACGGAAGGTGGAATGGTTTGGATTAAGAATAGAAATGATACGGCGGCTTCTACTATTCATGATACAGAAAGAGGTGCCACCTATCGCCTGATCCCATCTCTCACTAATGCTGAGTTTGCCGATACAGATGAAGTTACTTCTTTTAATTCTGATGGTTTTACTGTTGGTGCTGACGGCCAAACGGGTTTTTCTGGTAGAACCTACGCCTCTTGGACATTCCGCAAAGCCCCTAAGTTCTTTGATGTTGTAACGTATACGGGAAATGGAACAAATAGAACAATAAATCATAATCTTGGATCAACGCCGGGTATGATTATTATCAAATGTACTTCTGGGGCGTTTTCTTGGGCTGTTTGGCACAGGGGAATAAACACAGACAGCAGACAGTACCTTTGGCTTAATAGCACTGATGCTGTGGCAAGCAGAGCAGATTATTGGAACACATCTGATCCTACCGACAGTGCTTTCCCGCTCGGTACTAATGGGACTGTTAATTCTAACGGTCAAACCTACGTAGCCTACCTATTCGCCCACAACGATGGTGACGGTGAGTTCGGCCCTAATGCTGATCAGGATATTATCAAGTGTGGGAGTTTTAGTACGGATAGCGGATCACAGGCAACTATAGACTTAGGTTTTGAACCTTCTTGGGTTATGTACAAGAAAACAAATAGTACAGGGCAGTGGTATATTGAGGATACTATGCGGGGGCTACCTGCACCAACACAAGCAGGTAATACTTTGATTGCAAACTTAAGCAATGCAGAAGGTGCAGGAAACGGTGCAATACACATAAATGCCTCTGGATTTGAGACGAAAGCGGCTCCTAATAACTTAGGCGCAAGTAACGATTTCATCTACATAGCCATTCGCCGTGGCCCTATGGCTGTGCCTGAGAGTGCGACTGATGTGTTTGCTATTGATACACAGGGTAGTACATCAGGTTCACCTGCCATGAAGGCATCTTTTCCTGTAGATATGGCGACATTACACTATACCGCAAATAACTTAGATAAGTTTATTACAAGTCGGCTTACTCAAGGCAAACGTCTTGAAACATCTTCTACTGATGCAGAAGCATCTGCTTCCGAATATCAGTTTGATTATCAAAATGGTTGGTGGACTGCAACAGGTACTATCAGTAGTAGAATATCACATATGTGGAAACGTGCCCCCAACTTCTTTGATGTCGTTGCTTACACGGGGAACGGAACAGCAGGGCGTACTGTAAGCCATAACCTTGGTGTTGCACCTGAGATGATGTGGGTGAAGCGTAGGGATGCAGCAGGATGGGTGTGGGCAGTATATCATTCAGGTGTTTCCGTAGACCCTGAAACAGATTGGCTCCAGTTAAATGATACAAACGCTGTAGCAGATAACGCCACATTTTGGAATGACACGTCCCCAACGGATACGCAATTCACAGTAGGAACTTATAACGGAGTGAATGCATCGAGCGGAACCTACATAGCCTACCTATTCGCAAGCCTAGATGGTGTATCTAAGGTTGGTAGCTATACAGGAAACGGCTCAAGTCAAACGATTGACTGTGGGTTTAGCAGTGGTGCTAGGTTTGTTCTCATTAAGCGTACAGACAGCACAGGCGACTGGTATGTCTGGAACACTGAACGTGGGATTGTTGCAGCTAATGATCCACACCTAAGCCTAAACACAACTGCTGCTGAAGTTACCACAGATGACAGCATTGACCCTGTATCGTCAGGCTTTGCAGTTAATCAGGTATCAGCAACGAATATCAACGTATCAAGTTCAACCTACATCTTCTACGCAATCGCATAATGCAGACGCAATATAATCAAGGTCAAAAAGGAGTATCAACTAATGACTGAATATCGTGATCGCACAACAGGCGAAATTAAATCACAGGGGCAACTTCGCAAAGAGAACCCCAACATGTCCATGCCAAAAGTATGGAATGACAATGTGCATGACGCACTAAACGTAGACCCAGTGCTACGCTCACCTAAGCCCACAGAGGGCATTGGTGCATACCAATCAGTACGCCGTAATGGTGTTACACAGGATGCTAACAACAACTGGGTTGAGGCATGGGAAATTGCTGACATGTTCAGTGATGATGCTGAACTAGGT